CACCAAAAAGGCCGGCCCATATGGGCCGGCCTTTTTGGTGACGCGATTTTGTACCGTCATAAGGTGTGTTTGCGTGGGGACGAAATAGTAGCTTACCCTCGGTTGTCTTGGTGCATACCCAACTACCAAGTTGGCGCTAAAAGAGAAATTAATCGCGATGCTGCGTGTACCGCAGGCTCGAATGGGGCTATAAAAGAGCTTGCGTACTGCGTCCGGACTAGCTGCGAGCGGATAACTATCTACACCCTAGCCCTGTATGCTGTAGTAGAAGGTACGTCATACCTCACTCAATACCGGTGCAATCAAAACTTACTGAGCATTCATACATTGAAGCAAATATCTGTATAACAGCTACTTATGAATAAAATTTGAACACTTGGCAAGTTGTAAGGCAATTATACAATATCTTTGATTATTGCAGATGCGTCAGTGTTGAAACCGCTAGCAGTCAGCAAAATAAAAAATAGCAGACAAATATAAAAAATTACACTATAATGCTGAGCATTTTTCACAAGCGTAAATCAAGCAAGAATTTAGTTGTCTTTATTCATGGTCTGAACGGTGGACAAGACACTTGGTGGAATAATACATATAAATCCTTTCCAGAGCTTTTATTGGAGGATAAAACTATAAAAAATAAATTTGATTTCAGTTATTTTGAATATGCTACCTCTCTGCTACCTACCTCTATAACTGTTAAACAAACAGTAGGTAAGGTTAAGCAATTGCTAGGCATAAAAGCTAGAAAGATTGAGGCAAACCTAAGCATAGATACAATAAGCAATTTATTATTAACTCATTTAGAAACCAATGCTAGTGGCTATAAAAGTATTTTTATTGTTGCACACAGCATGGGTGGTTTGATTGCAAAGTCTTTAGTTGTAAAGCATTCCGACAAAGACATTGTCAAGAAAATTAAACTTATTGTTTCGTTAGCAGTGCCACACAATGGGGCTAATTTAGCAGCAATAGGAAGTATTATATACCCTTTATTGCAGATAAAAAACTTAGCTCCTTTGAATGATGACATAAATTTCATCACGCAAGGCTGGATTAATAATAAGGATATTAATCCTAGGATAGTTTATTTTCAGGGCTCTTATGACAATATAGTTAACAGCACAAGCTCGGTAGGATATGACGCAAATAATATAGAAATAAAATACTGTAATGATGACCATTCATCAATTGCTAAACCGGAGTCAACAGATTCTATTGTTTGCGCAACCGTCAGGAAAATTTTATTAGATGAAGTAAAAGTGCAAACGCTAGAGCAGCAGTATGAATCAGAAATTAAACCAGATTTAACGGAGCTTGAGGACGAGGACTTTGTAATAAAATTGATAATTGCCGATGTGAATGAAAGAATTATTAATAACGCAAAGAGAAGATTTTACGAAGCAGAAATAACAAAGAAACTTTTATTCCAGTTAGGAATGAAAAATGAAGTCACTTCGTTATACCAAGCAATTGAACAGATTTATCATAATGCTTTTGCAGATGTGGTTACTGGCAAAATTGAGGATGGCAATGCTCTTGTATCCCATGTACATCACAAAATAACAGAAGAGCACGAACGATTGCTCAATTCTCTTGCCAAAATAAATTTCACGCAAAAAATCGGAATGATGCATCAAATTGCTAATATCGATGATGAAATTTGGTGGGCCAGGAATCATTCAGTAGCTGACATCGAAGAGTACAAAAGGTTGAGAGGAGAAAAATTACAATGATAATAATTGACTCCAACTCTGATTATAATGTGCACTTCGGGCGCGCATTGGTTCTGATAAGCGAGTTATCATTTCTAAAAGAGGAGAGGAAGCCTCTAACAATAGAAAGAATAGTTGTTTATGATTTCTTTCTTAGATATCCTTTACTGCTGACCAAGACATTGAAGTTTTTAAACAAGAAAATACCTATTGATATAAAAAGTATTGAGATAGATACAATAAGCACTCTTTACCCAAGTTATCAGGATTTATATAAAATGGATAACATAAAAACTATTATCCAAGCATTATACTCTAAGGAATTAATAAATATTGAAAAAGAATTAGACGGGACATTTATTATTTATATTTCAGAAGATGGAAAGAATCTTTCTTTGTCACTTGAGTCAGATTATTTTGTTCGATTGAGGGAAATTAGTAAAGCTGTTTCATTATTGCACTCAGTAGCGTTTAGCACATTAAGAACGACTATCAAAAACTTGCTTTATGGATAATAAGCACATTTTTCCAAGAATACGCTTACGCAAACTCGTTTTGGTGGGCGCCAGAAAACAGTATTCTGTGGAATTTAAGAGTGGTTTGAATATAATTTATGGAGATTCAGATACAGGTAAGTCTAGTATACTGAACCTCATTGATTATTCACTTGGAGCTAAGTCAGTATACCTTTATTCAGAAATAGAGGAAACTGGAAGATATTCTCTACTTGAAGTTTCGTTAAATGGCAAAGTATACACGGTAAAGCGAGATATTTTTGATAGCAATAAAGATATTGAAGTCTTTTCAACTTCAATAGAAAATATAGGTGACGTATTTCCGCAGAAGTACTACTCTAACTTTTCTAAATCTGGTGAGTTAGAATATTTTTCAGATTTTATTCTTACAAATCTAGGTGTAGCTCCGATTAAAATAAAAGAATCTCCAAGCAAAGAAGAATCAAGAATGATTCGACTCAGCTTTAGAGATGTCTTTAAGTATTGCTATTTAACTCAAGATGAAGTAGGTAGCAAACAAATATTAGACTCCAATGATTGGGTGCTAAAGTCTAAAAATCAAGAGGTTTTTAAATACATATTCAATCTACTTGATTCAAATATCTCTCAGTTACAAGCGGAGATTTCAGAAGCCTCTAAACAACAAGATGATTTAATTAGGAAGCACAAAACTGTTGCGTCCTTTTTAAGAGATACACAATTGGACAGCTACGATACATTAACTTCTTCTAAAGAGCAAATAGAAGACGAAATTTATGAATTGCAGCGAGAAATATCTAATTTGAATATAGATATGATTTCTGATTCTGAAGCTCAAGATGAATTGCGGATGAGAATAGGCAATTTAGATGCTAAGCTTCAGAGTGCTATCATGCAATTCGAGGTGAATGATATTCAGATAAGAAATAATGTTGGCCTCAAAAAGGAATATCTTCTCGATATTCAAAAAATAGACGCATCACTTGAAGTGATAGAGAAAATTGCGGGTCCAACTGCCCATTCTTATCTGTGCCCTTTATGCTCAACATCAATACAAATTGATGATATTAAAACTAATCTTGACCAATACGAGAAGGTTGCGCTAGACAAGGAATTGCGTAATTTACGGAAAAGATTAAAGGAAATTGATTCATTAATTAGCGTTATTAAAGAGGAAAACGAGGCAATTCAAAATGAAATCGTAGCCTATAAAGATGTATTAAAGAAGCTTCGCGGACAGCTAGATATTGAATCAAAGGAACTTGTTTCTCCTTTCCTATCCCAAATGGAAAAATTAATTGGAGACAAAGCCACATTAATTGAATCGAAAAAATCAATTGATTATTTGATTAAAATGCGCCGTTCCCTTGAAGATATAGATAGCCAGAATATTGTTATCGATAATAAAATAAAATCCTTAAGAGAGAAGCTTGACCTACTTAAAGATAGTGCTCCTGTTGCTAGCATAATTCTAGAAAAATTAGCAGATTATTTGCTTGATTTTCTAAAATCATCTAAGCTCAGAAATCCATATGGTATTAGCATGAATGCCAAAACATTTCTGCCTATTGTGAGGAACAAGCAATACGAAGAACTTACCTCTGGAGGAGTCAGAACATTGGTTTCCATTGGCTATGTACTAAGTTTGTTGCAATATAGTATGCATTATAATACAAATCATCCAAAGTTAGTGATGATTGATACTGTTGGAAAATATATAGGTAAAACCGCTCCTAAATTCAAAGATACTGATAAGGCAAGCGACATAGAAGAAGGTATTGGCCAAGGAGATGCTACAAAGTACACTGAGATGTATCGCACTTTTGTTGCAATGAATAAGTCTCAAAAAGGATTTCAATTAATAGTGGTAGATAACGAACTTCCTGTTCAATTAGACGCTGAATTGCAACAGCATGTCATAAAAAGATTTGATGAGTCTGGGTTAAATGGCCTACCAAAAGGCCTAATTGATGATATTGCATAATACTATTAGCTGTAATTAATCTAAGTAATATCCTTTTACTTAGATTAATTACAGCTAAATAAGCAGTGGCATCTATTTAGCTCTTAGTTTTTTCCTGCATGCTTTATATTAAAAGCATATAAATACCTATTTATTAAGCTTTTTTTTATTTCCGATACCTTCGGAAACGGCCTAGCCGCCGCGGTAGCTGGTAAGCAGCAAGCGCAGCATGTCGCTGGTCGATAGGGCACGGTTCTGCGCGGCGGAGAGTTGGCGCAACGGGGCCATCAGCTCGGCGCGTGTGCAGGGGATTGTATAATACAGAACATTAGTATAAGCGTGGACGTCCTGCTTGCCTAGCTCCCGAGCCACACCCTGCTACCCGTTTTACATAGACACGCGCAGCCGTCAGCCTATTCTGGCAGTACAAGTCAAAAGTACCGGCATAAGCATGGCGAAGCTACCAGTAGATAACCGCGAACTATACGTCGAGATAAAGCTAAGTAAGGGCCAGGGCCACCTCACGGCCAAGGCGCAGCAGCTCTTCATCGTGCTGGCCCGCAACATCATCCGTAAGAAACAATACTATGACGAGGACGACCGCGGCGATTGCCTCCAGACGGCTATGCTGGCACTGTTCGCCAACTGGCAGGGGTTTAACGCCGAGAAGTTCTCTAACGCCTTTGCCTACTTTACCGAGGTCTGCAAGCGCGGCCTAGCGCAGGGCTTCAACGAGTTGCACGGCCACCGGGGCGAAGACAAGGACTACAAGGTGCACACTGTTAGCATCAGCTCGGCCAATAAGGGCGAGGGCATGTTTTCGCTATAAGCCAAGACTAACGCACGATATGGCAGTATAACGAAGCATGTACGACGGCCGCTTCCCAGCAATGGGGGCGGCTTTTCTGTGCCACAACGGCAGAGAACTTAGATTAGCCTTATATTTGATATTCATCATTTATAACTTTTAAACTATTTTATATTAAAATTATGAGCAAAAGAAACCAGTCACTTTATGACAAGATGGTAAGCGCAATGAGCCGCGCTAATAGTATACAGAGTGCGGCTTTGGCTCTTGGCCAGACTGCAAACAATCCTTACCTGGAGGACGCGATAAGAAATGCCCGCAACTGCACTGTAGATTACCTACTCAGCCCCGAGTATGGACTAAGCTAACCATTAAGATTTGAGTCATAAAGCCGCCCTATTAATGGGGCGGCTTTTTTATGCTCGGCTGCCAATACGACCTTGGCGTGAGGTAGAAATGCGGCGGGAAAGCACGTAGGTCACTTAGTCTTCGGCAGCTCCCAGTAAGCGGTCTAGCTCAGCAAAATCAAACCCCTCTAGTCCCCCTGAACGAAACATCTCGGGTTTAACAGGTGGGTAATGAGTCGGAAGACTTTGCCCTATAACGATTACCTTTTTAGTCGCGTCTTCTAAGAAGGGGAGTAAGTATTCATTAATGCCCGCATCCCGAAACCCATATCCGATAACAACCAGCACATCCGAATCAGCTAGGTTTTCCTCGAATCGCTTCAGCAGGTGGCTAAATAGGACTGGGTCTTTGTATTGCGCTATTTTAGCAGTGGTCCCGCTTAAGAACAGGGGATGGTAGTTGGTGAAGTCATTACGATAGCTTAGTTTGCCCTCTTTCTCGACCTCCCGATAAAGTTTGAGTGGGTCAATCCAGGGCTGCTTCTTAACTACCAATGGTTCATAGATACCCGTGTCATGACCTTCCACCCCGAAGCTGTAGTAATCAAGGCTACCATGCAGCTTAACGAGTTGGACGGCACCTGAATAAGTCCCAGTGAAGCGAGGCATACGCACGTTTGCGTAAGGTGGGCCTTGCCGGTACAAAGGCGAAAAATCCCAGCCGAAGTAGAGTCTACCGTAGTAAGGGGAGCCCATTTCGTCGAAGCCATCGTCATAATCGATAGCTTCATGAAATTCCTCGTCATCAAAGCGCTTTTCTACAAACAGGTCATGATTAAGCGTGTGCACATAGAAGGTGTGAGCCGGAGGTACTAGGCCAAAATAAAGACCTCGGGGGCGGCGGCTATGCGTGCGTATCAACTCAAAGAAGTGACTATAGGCTTCCCCGGCACCAGGTGACACTACACTAGGGTTCTGCTGAATTAGCTGGGTGAGCAGTTGTGGAAATATTCTCCAGGCAGTGCTTAACCCTTGAATTATGTGACGCTCGTTGCTCTGTCGGTTGGGGTCATTGTGTAAGTTGCGCCTTTGGTACTCCGCTTGAAATAAGGGGTCTTCTAGCTTGCTCTCATCGCGTTTGTAGTATAGGTATAGCTCATCAAAAAAATCTTCGTAGTTTTTTTGAGTATGGGGGTGCTGCTGCTCGTAAGTAGCTAGCACTGCCTCCAGTGCATCAGCCCCACTCCTATTCGACCACGATGCACCATCCGTTGGGGCAGTGAATGGCGAACCAGGGGAGCTTTGTAAATGCGCTAAAAACTCAGGACGCAGCCAAGCAGTACCGCTTGAATCAATGGCTATACCACTGGCCTGGGTTCTCAGGACGATATCGCTTACCTCTGATGCGAGAGGATAACCAGCTGGACGAGAAAAACCAGCACCAAGCAAAAATGAGATTTTCATGGGCAAAATGAAGTGGGTGTGTAGTTAAATGGCCTAATGAGCAATACAAGGACGTCCCTTTCTTATTAATCCGACGCTTGCTAGAATAGTCTTTGCGTACATATTACACAAACATAAAGGTTAATAGTCGCAAGAAGGTTCGACTGTTCCCTAAGAATAGCAACTGGCAACTGGTCATTACTACTCTAAAGCACTCTGCTCTTGCGGAATAGATAAGGCGTAGGCGGCCAGAAAAGGTGCGCCCGCTTTGCTATTACATGGATTTCGAGCAGGCCAAGCCGATGGGCCGTCCGACCATCTACTCGGACGAACTGGCCAATACTATTATTGACTACCTAAACGCGGGCAGGGGCCTGCGCTTCATCAGCACCCAGGCCGGGATGCCTGCGGTGACGACCATCATTCGCTGGCGGGCCGAGCACCCGCAGTTTAGGCAGCTGTACGTGGAGGCGCGGGAGGCGCAGTTGGAGTTGATGGCCGAGGATATTCTGGACATCTCCGACCACGGCCCGAACGAGGTGGGCCGCGACAAGCTGCGCACCGATAACCGCAAGTGGCTGCTCTCGAAGCTGGCGCGGCACACCTACGGCACCACCGTCAAGATTGAGCAGGCAGCGCCCGCTCCCGATGTGGACTACTCGAAGCTCAGCGATGAGGAGTTCGCGACGGTACTAGCGCTGCTGGAAAAAGCGAAGCGCGACGGCGATGCTGACTAGGCTGGAAGCGGCTTATGCCGAGCGGGCCCGGCGCAACTTCTTCACGTTCTTTAAAGAGTTCTGGCCGGAGATAGAAGCGGTGGAACTGGTGATGAACTGGCACATTCCGTTTCTGTGCGACGAGTTGCAACGGGTGTACGAGGCATGGGAGCGTAAGGAGAGCCAGCCCGACGTGCTCATCAACTGCCCTTTCGGCGTGAGCAAGAGCACCATCCTGCAACTGTTCGAGGCCTGGGTGACCCTGCGCTGCCCCAGCGTCAAGATTCTCGGCACTAGCTATTCGGCCAAGATTAGCACGAAGAACGCGGGCAAGGCGCGCATGTGCCTCAAGAGCCAGAAGTTCCAGACCTGGTATCCCAGCCGCGTGGTTTTTGACCGCGAGAAGGACGGCAAGACGGAGTTCGCGAACCTAGCCAAAGGTATCTACTACACCGCCTCGACAGGCGGCACCGCCACCGGCCAGCATTCGGATTTCATCTTCAACGATGACCCGCTGAGCGCCAAGGATGCCAACTCGCTGCCCAAGCGCACCACGGCCAACGACTTCTTGGGCGAAACGCTATCCAGCCGTAAGACCGACAAGCAGCGCACCGTGACGGTAACCGTGATGCAGCGGCTGCACTTGGACGACCCCAGCGGCCACCTACTGGCCAAGAAGCCCGACCTCAACCACATCTGCCTGCCGGCCGAGCTGACCGCAGAGACCAGGAAGCTGGTGAAGCCCGCCAGTGCCATCCCCTACTACGAGGCCCACGACAATCTACTAGACCCGCTGCGCTTTAACCGGCAGGTGATGCAGAACTACAAGGTCGAGCTGGGCCCCTACGGCTACGCTTCCCAGGTGCTTCAAAATCCCAGTGACACCAGCAGCGGCATTTATAAGAAGGGTTGGTTTGACGTTATCACCTACGAGCAGTTCGAGGTCTTACGCGCAGGGCGCGCCGTGACCTGGCATTTTGATGCCGATACGGCCCTGACCGAGGACACGCGCAACGACCCCACGGCGCTGCTGGCTAGCTGCTACCTCGACAACACGTTGTTCGTGCGCGACAGCTACGCCGCTTGGTTAGAGTACGAGCCGCTGCTGGATTTCATACCCAGGTTTTTGGAGCGTAACGGCTACGACCAGCGCACAAGCCAGCTGCACCTAGAACCCAAGGCCAACGGCAAGTCGGTGTTCCAAAGCTTCAGCAGCCGCGGCAACGTGAACGTGGTGGAGGCTCCGGCCCCCAAAATTGACAAGGTGGCCAGAGCACTGGAAACGGTGCCGTTTTGCGCCAGCAAGCGGGTGGTTTTCATCGACGGAAGCTACATAAATAGTATGCAAGCCGAGTTGTTCGCCTTCCCCAATGCTGCCCACGATGACCGGGTTGATACGCTGACGCAGGCGATTCACCGGCACTTGGTTCCGGCCAAAAAGCAGCGAGTCATCGCCTAATGCCCATTCTAAATACCCTGAGCCGCGTCTTCCTCGGCCAATCCGAGCCTGCGCCTCGCGTCGCGGTGGAAACCAAGGCGGCGCCAGTGGCAAGCATTGTGCCTGCGGTCAGCTACCCGCAGTACCGGGTGCTCAACACCGCCTCGTTCAACCCGCTTGCGCGGCCAGCCAGCAACCCGGTGTTCCTCAGCATCCTGGGCCGCATCCAGGCTGCGGCTCGCGTGGTAGATTGGAAAGCGGTGTGGGTGAAGGCCGATGGCACCGAGCAGGATGCCCCTGCCAGTTCCATTGCCCGACTACTCGACCGTCCCAACGCCGAGCAGACCTGGGCTGCTTTTATCAACCAGTACCTGACCCAGCTGCTGCAATGCGGCAACGTGTTCATCTACTGTGACCGCGTACTGGCCCCGAGCATCAACGCCGGGCAGGCCCAGGAACTACGCATCATGCCCGCCGACACTGAGGTAGTAGGCGGCACCGACTGGCGCACCCCGGTAACCGGCTACAAGGCACCCCGTGCGAACGGCGGCTTCGACTTATTCACCGCTGATGAGGTGCTACACGTCAGGAAGTGGCAGTTAGCCGATAACGACCCCTACGGCCTGAGTCCGGTAACGGTGGCTGCCTTGCAACTCCAGAACCTGACCGAGGCCACGCGCCAGCGCCTCAAGCAGTTGGCGGCGGGCGGCCCCAACGTGCTACTGTTCGGCAAGGAAAGCGATAAGTCGGACCCGCTCACGTCGGAGCAGGCCGAAGCCTTGGTGCGCAAGGTTACCGGACCGCAGAAAATGACCTACGTCGAGGGTGAGTACGGCACGGTGCAGGCCGGGCTCTCGCCCGTTGACCTCGACATTATCAATAGCATCAAGCTTGATGCGGGCCAAGTAGCCGACGTGCTGGGCTTCCCGGCGCAACTGCTCTCGACCAGTGAGGGCAACACCTTCAGCAACGTTGGCGAGGCTAATAAGGCACTTTACGCTGACTGCGTTTTGCCGCTGCTCTGGGAGCTGATGGACGGGCTGAACCACAAGCTAGCGGGTGACAGGTACCGCTTCCGCATCGACACCAGTGGCGTGGAATCGCTCAAGCCCAACCTGGCCCCCATGCTCACGGCGCTGGCCAGCGCCAACTACCTAAGCGTGCACCAGAAGCTCAACATGCTGGGCCTGGACAAGCCCGAAGGCGATGATGCCTACCTGCTGGCGACCGGCGTGCGCGTGGTCAAGGAGCTGAAGGAGACCCCGGAGCCGGTGGCTGCTGAGGTGCCCAAAGTACCCACGGATGCCGAGGTAACTGACCAGAATGCGCCGCAAAACCTCGCATAAATAGTGAGATGGCAAAGCAACTCGAGTACAAAAACCTCGCGGGTGAAATTAAGGACGTGGACTTAACGGGTCGGCGCGTGGTGCTCTACGGTGCCGCGTTCGACTCAGTGGATTCCCACCGTGACATCATCTATCCGGGCAGCTTTAGCAAGACCATCGCTGAGACTAAGGGCCAAGTGCCCTACCTCATGCACCACGACCCCAAGCTGGCGGTTGGCCTGACCCAGAGCCTAGAAGAGGACGGTTACGGCCTGAAGGCCGTGAGCTTGGTCAGTAACACGCAGCTCGGCAACGACTGCTTGGCCCTTATCCACGACCGGGTGCTGACGCAGAACAGCATTGGCTACAAGACCCACAAGTTCAGCAACAACAGCCACGGCGGGCGCAACCTGACGGAGCTACAGCTGGTGGAGATTTCCTCGGTCACGTTTGCCAGCAACCCCAATGCGAAGGTGCTGGGCATCAAGGCAGCGGTGCAGCAGCTATTGGAGCAGGAAGCGGTACTCCAAAAGGCTCTACGCACCGGCAATATGGCCGATGAGACCTACCTGTATTTGGAAGAGAAACAAGTTGAATTGAAGTCCGCGATACTGGACCTATTGGAGGACAAACCACTCGAATCGTCTGACGAGCCGGAGCCTGAAAAGGCCACCACTCCACCAGCAGCAGCCGAGCCGGAGGTCAAGCAAGCGGTTGAAATCGCACCTAGCTGGTTTGCTCGCGCAAGCGCCGCCTACCACACAAAATAGTGCCCTTATGACTAAGTGGACCTTAACCCCGAAACGTTTGCGACTGAGGTAAAAAGCGACCTCAGCGCAGTAAAGAATGACCAGGCCATCACGGCCGCTTCGGTGGACGCCCTGCGTCTGGAAGTAAAGAACCTCGCTACTGCCTCGGCTACTGCGCAACCTAAGACGCTGGTGAAGCTGGTTGAGGAGAAAGCGGAGCTGAAGAACTTCAAGAAGGGCGACCGCGCCGTTGAGTTCAAGGCTCCGGTGGATATGCTCCGCTCGGCCATCGGCAACAGTCAGACCTTCCTCACGGCTGGTCCGCTGGTGCAGGCGCCTGACCGCTTAACCCACGTTCGGGACTTCCTGAGCATCGGCCGTATCAGCACCCCGGTCTATACCTACGACCGCGAGCTTGCCGTAACCGGCGGCCCGACGCTGGTAGCGGAAGGTGCCCGCAAGCCGCAGACATCGTTCACCTACGAGCAAATCACGGCCAACGCGCTGAAGATTGCCCACTACTTCAAGCTCTCTACGGAAACCGTGAACGACGCTCCGGCCTTCGCTTACGCAATGCAGAAGCGCGGCGTGGAGTTGCTGCTCAACATTGAGGATTACCAGCTGCTCTACGGCGCCGGCGGCTTGATGACCGTAGCCACGGCTTTCAGCGCGGGCACCCTCAAAGTGGCCGATGCCCAGGAGCTGGACGTGCTGCGCGCCGCGATGGCCCAGATTCGCAAGGCCCAGTACCAGGCCAACGCCATCTTCGTGTCGCCTTCGGACGCCGCGAAGTTCGAGTTGCTCAAGAACAGCAACGGCAACTACCTGATGCCGTCGATGTATAACGGCTCAGCAGTGGCTAGTGTGGCTGGCGTGCGCATCGTAGGTATCGACGCCATCAACGACGGCGAGTATCTGGTGGGCGCATTCAACCAAGCGGTTGACGCCTTCCAGGTAGAGGACATCACCATCCGCGTGTCGGACTCGAACGAGGCTGACTTCGTGGAGAACAAGGTGACCACGCTGGTTGAGGAGCGGTTCATCATCGCGGTAACCCGCCCGGCTGCCCTGGTGCATGGCACCTTTGCCGCTGGCATCACGGCCCTGAGCTAGTCTAGGTTAGCCTAGGAATTGGGGGTACCCATTCACCGCAAGGTGGGTGTGGTATCCCCAACCTTTTTATGCCCCACCGAGCCACATAAATAAGGAAAGTCCGCATCCCAATGGCCGAACCCATTACCGTTGATTTTCTAAAGGCCCATGCCCGTATCGATAGCACCCTTGACGATGCGCTGCTGGCCGTTTACATCCCGGCCGCCCGGCAATTGGCGGAGGCCTGGTGCAACCGTTTCTTCGTGAGCCAGACGGCTACCAAGACCTTCCGCGTGAACCAGGTGTGCGATATTCCCGCCGCGCAGCGCCTGTCGGTTAGCGGGTTTTATACCGATCTGGCCGACATCCCTGAAGGCTACGACTACTTCGTGGAGTACCTGAAAGGCGTGACCATTAACCGCGACTACCCGCTTGACTGGTACAACCTGCCCACCTACACCGTGGCCTACGCCGTGACAGTGACCCCGGCCGACGTGCCTGAGGGCGTGAAGGTCGCCATCGCCCGCGTGGCTACCGACCTCTACCGAAATCGCGATAATAGCGGTGACCCAACGGTAGGCATTACTGCTAAAACACTGTTGGCACCCCACCGCATTATCTAATGTTAAAAGCAGGAGAATTCAACAAGCGTATTACGCTCTACGCCCCCGCGCAGACAGTAGATGATGGCATGGGCGGGCGGAAGCCGGATGGCCCCGAGGCGGCTACCGAAACCTGGGCCAGCGTCACCCAGCGGGCCGAGAAGACCACGTTCCCAGACGGCAAGTTCGTGTTCCGCACGCGATACAACATCGTCATTCGGCAGGTGAACGTGCCGGATGCCGCGCCTTATTACCGGTTGGTTTACGACGGCGTGGAATTGGGAATCAGCAGCCTCATCGAAGACCGGCAGAAAAACGAAACCGCTTTCATCTGCTATGGCAACCAATAGTATGGAGGCCCAGCTTCGCCAGCTAGCCGCGCAGCTCAAGGCTTACGAGCAACAGGTAAAAGCCGCAGCCGATAGAGTATTGGCCGAGCACGCCAACGAGGTGGCCCAATTAGCCAAGGAGCTGGCCCCTGTGAAAACAGGCAAGCTGCGCGACAGCATTCAGGTCGTGAGGGACGGCGACTTGCATTACAAAGTAGAAGCCACCGCGCCCTACGCGGCCGACGTGGAGTTGGGCACCGCCAACATGGAAGCCGAACCCTTCCTGTTCCCGGCTAGTGAGCAATTGCGCAACGAGCTACCCGGCAAGCTGAAAGCGGCCTTAAAAAACACCTAGCCATGCCGTGCTTTACCCACAACAGCCTATCATACGGGCTATCTATCAGGCGTTAACCACGACACCGCTGGTGACCGGGGCTGCTACGTTCCCAGTCTACACCACCGTCCAACTCGGCCGCGACGAGTACGTGCTCATCAGCCAGCCCACGCTGACCACGGGCAGCGGCAGTAGCGGCTGTGAGGCCTGGGACGCTACGCTCCTACTCTCGGTCTACACCAAGTTCGCTCAGCGCAGCACCGTATCCTGGGAACCCGCGCTTGAGATAGGCGCACAGATTGCCGAGCGGCTGTTGCACCAACAGCTACCGCTCAACAACTTTTCGATGTCACCTATTGAGCTGGTGATGGCCAACACCGGTCAATCGTCGGATGACACCGCCGTGTACGTGCAGCACACCATGCGCCTGCGCTTCGCGGTCTACAGCGATAGCCCAATGGTGCTCGCTCCCAATGCTTACAGCCTGATGCTCAGCACGAGCATCCCAGAGGGTGGCTCGGTGAGCTTCGCAACCACCAGCGGCTGTAGCCTCGGCTTCAACGAGGTTCCCAACGCGGCAGGCCCGCCGTTCGATACGGTCTTCATCCAGGGCGGGGCCAACTCCTTCGCCACGCTGACGGCCGAGTACCTGCACAGGCCTTTCGCCTTCTTCGACGCGAACGGCACCCGGTACGACAAGGACTTGACTGGTAACGCGCTTGTCTTTATCGACGGCACAATCCTGATTTAAAGCCTTAAAAAGCTGGTCGATTACCGCCCGACAAACCGCCATACATAAGCGGATAGCCTTCAGGCCTAGTGGCCGCGGCAGACAAAAATTGCCCAATTATCACATTGGCAAGTATCATAAATGCAGTTAACGTTGTCGTTAAAATCGGCAGCAAGGTTCTAGGCTGTGCCCAATCAGCCGACTGGACCGTAACCCGCGACATGGACGAGGCAACCTGCTCGGCCTCGAGCGGCTGGAAGCAATACAGCCCCGGCCAGATGGCTTGGACTGGCTCAGTGAATGGCCTTTACCGGGAGTTCACGGCAGCCGAGTTGGCTACTAACGTGGCCTTAGATGAGCTTTTTGACACGCTCGTTGACGGCACGGCCGTAACTGTTTCCTACGAGAAGAAGGACGGCACCGGCTCCAAGTACTCGGGCGAGGCCTACATCTCAGAGATTAAGTACTCGCAGCCTGAAAAAGGCGCGGTTACGTGGAGCGCGACATTCACCGGCAACGGGGCGTTCACCCGCATCTAAGCGACCAAAACACCAGAGCAGCACCAGCGCCAAAAGGCGTTGGTGCTGCTTTTTTAGGCCTGCTGAAACACAATAGATAGGGTACGAGGCGCACCCCAAAAAATAGCCTCGCTACCCTATGTTCAACATTACGAAAGGAACTATGCTAATTGGCGGTAAGGAGCGCCCCTACCAAATCAACGGCACCCGCCAGACTAGGCAGTTCTGCGAGACCTACGGCATCGAGCTGAACAGTTACTGGCAGATAATGTCCGAATTTGCCGCCGATAAGCCCCTAACCAACGCTATAGCAGGCATCGTTTATGTTTGGTCGGCACTCTACGCCGGGGCCATCCGAGCATACCGTACCTGCGATTTCACTTATGACGATGTCATTGACTGGGTGGAGGATATGGAAAGTGCTGAAGAGATGAAGGAAGCGCAAAAGCCCTTCTTGGCCCTAAAAGAAGCCGCAGAGCAAAAAAAAAGCTAGATGATTGGCTGAATGAGCGTCACCCGCTGCCTGAGGCATCCGGTAACGAGAGCACGTCTGACCAGCCGCCGCAGGTATGGTTCGACGTGCTCTTTTTCGCGTTCGCCGAGCTGGGTATGAGCGCAGAGGAGTTTTGGGATTTGACCTGGGATGAGTGGGAGTACAAGGTGTGGCACTACCGCCTCCAACTGGCTCGCAAACAAGAACCCTTCCGCGACCTCCAAGCCCAGTTGCACAATATGCTGGCCGAGAAAAACGAGCGCGTGAAGCCCCACGAAATCATGTGGCTGCTGACCGACCGCTTCGCTAACCACGAAACCAAGCAAATCAAGCTCCCCGAGCAGCAAGCCCACTGGGCCAGCATGAAAGCAGCTGGAATGCTCTAAAAAACTGACCCCTATGGTCAATGGACTTGAGTTCCCTAAATGTCATCTTTGGGGCTGACGACAGCGCGCTCGTTCGGGGCATCCAAAGCGCTATTTCCCAACTAGGTGGCTACGCCCGCGCCGCCCAGGATGTCGCCAACCAGGCAGGCAACAAACTAGACGAGTTCGCCAACCGCGCCGGAGCGGCGGGCCGCAAGGCAGCCAACGACCTGGCGGCGGGCTTTTCGTCAGCCAATGGGCAGCTAAAAGCATCCTTTGATGCGCTCGATGCTCAGCAAAAGCAGCTCGAAGCCGGTTACGGTCGCCTCGGCAATGCCATCAAATCGGCAGGCGCGGGCCTGACGACCTATGTGACCCTGCCCCTGCTGGCCGGTGGCGCGGCGGCCGTGAAGACCTACGCCGACTTCGAGAAGCTACAACTGGGCCTCCAGACGCTCTCAAAGCAAGACCTGGCGCTGCAAGGCATCACGGGGCTGGAAGCGGCCGCTAAGTCGGCTGAACTAGCCAAGACGCGGTTCGCCGAACTGACGGAGGTAGCAAAGGCACCGGGCATCGGCCTGGAACAAGCAGTTAAAGGCGACATTCGCCTGCGCTCGGTGGGCATCAGCGCCGAACTGGCCAAGAAGTCGCTGGTAGAGTTCGCCAACGCTGTCGCCAAATCGGGCGGTGATGCCGTGCAACTCGACGGCCTAACTGTACAGCTCGGGCAACTTGGTGCTAGCGCTAAACTCACAGCCGCCGACCTCAAGCCCATCCTCAATGCGGCTCCCTCGGTGGCCGTGCAACTCCAGAAGCTCTACGGCACGGTCAGCGCCTCAGAAATCCAGAAGCAACTGGCCGCGCAGGGTCAAAGCACTAAGGACTTCATTGGCACGCTGGTCATGGAGTTAGCCAAGTCCGAGCGCGCCACGGGCGGCCTGGGCAACTCGTTCGACAACCTCGGCAACTCGGTGCAGGCCAGCCTAGCCAAGGTCGGGGCCAGCATCGCGAAGAACCTCAACCTGCAATCTGTAATTGATAAGGTTGCCAACGGCATCGAGTCGCTGAGCGATTCGTTCGCCAGCCTCTCGCCCACCGCGCAGAAAGTAGTACTGGGCTTAGCGGGCGTAGCGGCAGCGGCCGGGCCCATCCTGGTCGCGGTAGGTGCCATCGTAGCTGCCATCCCTGCGGTGACAGCAGGTTTCTCCGCGCTCGGCATTACCTCGCTGGCAGCCCTAACCCCGTTGCTGCCCATTGCTGCCGCAGTGGCTGCTGCCGCCCTGCTCATCTACAACAACTGGAATGAGTTGGTCGCCTACTTCAAGGGACCGGGCGCAGCTGCCGTCAACTCGGTAGTAGATTCGTTCTCCGGCGTCATTAAGGCGGTGAAGGAGGCCGGCGATGCCTACGACGAGCTGGCGACCACCGTGAAATCGGCGCTGGGCATCGTGGATACGGCCACGGCCAAGAGTAAGTCGGCCACCGATAGTACCCTGAATGGGCTTATCTCGGCCACAGGCATCTTCAAGGCGCTTTTCGAGGAGCTTACCACGGGTATCTCGGCCATCGCCGACACGTTCTCGAACACCATTAATTTCATCAGTAACCTGCTGCAAGGCAACTTCAGGCAGGCGCTAGAGGATGCGGGCAAGAACGTTGAATCGCTCTCGCGGCCCATCCGCAACCTGTTGTTCAAGCCGGAGCAGAGCGACTCGTTCAGCAACTTCTTCAAGGACGTAATTGCTGGTTCCCAACAGAGCAAGCAAGCCGTTGAGGAGTTGGATGCCAGCCTGAACGGGGCGGTGCTCGGCGGTGGCAACATAGACGGGACCATCCTTAGCTTGAAGAGACTGCACGAGGCGTTGAAAGCAGCCACCGAGCAGCGTTCCGAAGCCGCGTTGGGCTCAGTTGACTTCCAAGCGGCCGATGCAGAGATGAAGCGGCTGCAAGCCCTTATCGACAAATACGAGAAGGTAGATAAGGTAGCCAAAAAGGCGGCTGATGCCATCGCGAAGGCTTTCCAAGATGCCCAGAATAAGGTGACCGGCATCAACTTCCGCGTGAACGTGGGGGTCGAAAGCCAGTTTGACGGGGCATTTGAAAAGGTGAAGGTGCTGACCGATGCCGTCGAGAAGCTCTCCAGCCTCCCCGGTGGCAGCGGCAGCCCCTACATGGTGAAGCTGCTGGCCCAGCTCGACTCAGCGAAGGACGGCGTGACCAAACTGCTGGCCAGCCTCCGGTTCAAGCCTAGCGACGCGCCCATTGAGTTCGATATTGACGGCGACACCATCGCTCAGATTCAGAAGGAGCTGACCGACGCCAACCTGAAAGCGAAAGTGGAATTTGAGTACGACCGCGACGCCTCGAAACTGGCCGCTGCCTTATCCGCGAACCAGGAAGCGGCCATCAAGCAATTAGCTGATAACAAGATTCCGGTCAACACCAACGAGACGTCAAAAGGCATCGCGGGTGCCGCGCCGGCCCTTGCGAAGAGTGCGTTTGATACCAGTTCACTCAAGGCCTATACCCAGGCAATGCAGGAGCTGAACAATACCCAGGGCGCGTTTGGCGCGGGCTTCAACGCGGCGGCCGAGAAGATGCAGGTCACGGCCACCCGCCTGCGCGACCTCATCGCGCTGGGCAAGCAGGGCACGCCGGAGTTCCAGCAGCTTACGACCGAGTTGAAGCAGTTGAAGCTAGCCGCCGATTGGAGCGACATCACCAACTCGGCCACCGACGCGCTGAAAGGTCTGCTTACCGACATTGCCACGACGGTAGCCGATAGCCTGGCCGATATAGCCGTAGGCAACACCAGCGCGCAGGACGGCTTCGCCCAGCTGTTTTCGAGCGTGCTGGCCTCGGTAGGCGGCTTCTTGCAGCAGCTTGGGACTCAGTTGGTGATGTACGGCCTGCTCAACTTGGCGTTTGTTGAATTGGCCAGCAACCCGCTCACGGCACCCGCCGCCATCGCCATTGGCTTGGCCGCCATCGCGGCCGGAGCGGTGTTCAAGGCCATCTCCAAGAAAGTTGCTCCCAGTGCGGGCGCCAGTTCCGGCAGTTCTGGTGGGGCCAGCACGGGGGCCGGGTCTGGCAGCTCCTACAACGCAACCAACAACAGCAAGCTGCAAGTGGAGATTAAGCTCGCCCCGGTGGAATTTCGTGCGGAAGGCGCACAGCTCCGGGCCGTCACCCAAATTGACAACTACCGCCTGCGCACCACGCGCTAACCAGCAAGGCCCGGCCCACCAGCCGGGCCTTTGCTTTTGCTGCCCGCCACCCGGCCATACATAAGCTACAAAATCCCCCAGGCTGCATGAGCAAGATTCTTATCAAGGTGGAGTGCCTGCCGGCCGCGAACAACAGCTTCGAGACCAACAGCATCTACTACAACACCGGGCTCAATGGCGCCTACCCCCTCACCACGGAGTTGCTCCCAACCATCACCTGCACGCCTTTCGTGATGGCTAAGGACACGGTGCTGGAAGCATACTGCGCCCTCGACGGCAGCGGCAACGGTGTCAAGCGCACCGTCAAGTTCATTGACAACAACACCCGCTACTACTTCACCGACCAGCCGGATATTTCATGCAGTGGCCTCTGCGACCTAACGGTATCCTACAGCGGCCAGACCGCTACCTCCGGCCCCGGGCAAACTGACGGCAAGATTAACGTGGGGGCCAGCTCCTCCAAGCCGCCCATCGACTGCTACATTGCGGGCCTCGGTAACGGCGCGCCCAATACCATCACTAGGCTCACCCCGGCCGGGGTACTGCCTGCCTACTATGATTTCGAGTACGCCAACGTCAGGCCCGGTACCTACGCGGCCCAGCTCCAGGACTACGGCAACTGCCAAAAGTCCACCAGCCCGGTGACTGTCGTGGTTGGTAACGCGCCCGGCGTTGGCTTGCCCGGCCAACCCGCCAACCTCATCTGGTTCAAATACGAGTACCTCAACCCAACCGCCCACGACCGCGACGGCCGCATCCAGGGCTACGCCTGGAACCCGACCACCAAGCAGGGTTACTTCGTCCCGCCGTTCGAGTTGAACTTCCCTTATTTCTACGAGTTCGCGCCGGGCTACACCACAGGCACCATTGTTGGCTGGGTGCGTCCCCGCGAGTCGATACGCCGCTACTACCGAGCCCTGAAGGACATGCAGCGGGCCATGTTCATCAGCAACTCCGGCAAACTCCCCTACCCCGATGAGAACGGCCTGCAACAAGGCTGGTGGGAGCGCCTGCACGACGGCATCCACGACAACGTGCAACCCAACGAAATCGAGTACTTCAACGCCTCACCCCTTATTGGCAACAATGCCTTCCTCTACCGCAACTACGTGCAGTACCAGGTGGTGCGTACCGACTACGCGGAATTTTATGAGGCCAAGAGCGACATAAAAGGCTATGACTGGCGCTTGCAGCAGCTTCCCGCGCCCGGCAACAAGGCCGATAACCAGTACTGGAAGTACCTGCCCAACTACTCATTCTTTCACTACGCGGCACCCGAGGCCACCGTCATTGACCAGTACACCGTGGGCACCACCAGCACCACGGTACGCTTCCACGTCTTCGACCACTTCCTGCCGAACTACGTGCCGACCACCAGCCGGTATTTTAAGAATACCGATAGTGATTACATCCTATTTGACGATACCACGCCCACCATTGAGGCCGTGCGCGGCGACCTCATCATTGTGGACGTCATCAAGAATGACGTCGATGTGCAGGGTGCTGAGAACGGCAGCGTAGCCGTGCTGGCCACCAGTCCCTCACCGCCCATCAGGTTCCATCTGCGCAACGGCGTACGGCCGGGCTACGTGCAGGACAACTACAACGGCATTTATGAGCACCTGCATCCCGGCCACTTTGGCATCGACGTGACCGACGCGGCAGGCCGTTATAAGTTCGTGGAGTTCGATATTACGGATGGCTACCGGGAGCGCTGGAACCTGACGTTTGACGACCAGGAGGGCACGCCTTTGGAGCTGCGCATCTTCCAGCGCGACTGGGCCGGGGCCGTTACGCCGGTTATCGGCACAGGTGAGCCGGTGGTGCTGAGCTGGGACAGCGGCACTGACCCCGGCGGCTACCTGCCCGAGGCGGTCGGGGCCAACCTCGACTTCTCGCTACGCACGGAAATCGTCTCGCAGTTCCTCGATACGGCCCTCAACGATGACCGCTTCAACCGGGTGGACTACTACCGGGGCGGCAAGCTCCAGTTCCGCGGCTACATCGACAGCACCAGCTACGAGGAGGCGCTGCTCGGCCCCGGCCAGGAGGTGAAGCTTAAGGCCGTCGATGGGCTGGGCCAGCTCAACGACACGAAGTTCATCAACTTTTTTGGTGAGCGCCAGGTGGCCCGCACCTCGATGCTCAGCATCATTTTGAAATGCCTGAGCTTTGCCGACGTGAACCTACCCCTGGTGTGTGGCCTCAATCTGCGCGACCAGTTGATGACTACCACCGGCGACCCGCTTTTGGAGGCCTACGTGCATCGCAATGCCTACGATAAGAGCGGCGACGAGAGCGACGCCAAGTACGTGAGCGACGACGACCTCGTGGACTGCCGCACGGTGGTAAATGCCATTTTGCGCCTGTTCAACGCCATGCTCTTCCAGGCTGATGGCTGCTGGAAAATCATCTCGCTCAGCGAGGTCGATGCCGACTTCGACGTGCGCGTGTGGAGCCCGGCCGGTACGCTGCTTCCGGCAACGGCAGTGGACACCACCCCCACCCCATTGCGCATCCTGCCCAGCGGCGACGCTACTGGCTCCAATGAGCTGTACTGGATTGACCGCTCCCAGCTGCGCACCATCGTGGCGGCGGCCAAGATTGTGAACGTGAAGGTCAAGCCCCAGCTTGAAGCTAACCTGCTCGACAACGGCTATTTCGTGGACTGGGACAGCACCAACACCCGGCCGCAGTACTGGTCAATTGTCGGCAGCCCCACCGTGGCCCGCGCCAAGGGCGACAAGGTGCATGAGTACGTGCTCAAGTTCTCGAACTACACGCAGGCCTACAACACAAACGACTACGTGCTCTCGCCCGGCATCCCGCACCTGACGGGCCAGGACGAGGACAGCATCCTGCTCAAGTTCGAGGCCTTGCTGGAACCCACCGTGCAGACCACCAGCGAGATGGTGGTGACCACCTATTTCCAGGTGCTGTGCGATGGCGCGGCCTACGGCAGCCCCATCACGGTGAACGTGAGCACCACGGACAAGAAAAAGGAGTTCACGGCCTACCTGCCCACTGGTATGCCTGGCCGCTCAGTGCGGGTTCGGGTGCTTAACCCCGTGGCCAAAGATGCGCTATCGGTCAACTCGACGCTCAAGTTCAGCTACGTCGCCCTCTCTATCCAGCCCGGCCAATACGACTGGTCGAACTTCAAGCTCGACCACAAGGAGGCCGAGAACCCGCTGCCCGTCACTACCGGCATCCGGCTCGATGATTTGGAAATCGTGCACGCCGACCTGCCGCTGCTGCCCAACTCGGTGGGCATAGGGTTGCCACCCAAGAAGATGGACGTGTACGCTTGGCGGCACGCCATCTCGCTAGAGGACTACACCGCGACCATCAAGTGGAAGCGGCCCAACGACCCGGCCGCCTACCCCCTGCTCGACATGGTGGGCTTTGACCGCATCGAACTGCGCACCCACCCCAGCCGCCAGGTCACGGGTACCGTACGCGGCCCCGGTATCGAGCGGCTGCGCCAGGGGCTGATGCTGGATATGCCCGGCCAGCCCGACGAGGAAGGCAAGTATATCATCATCAGCGTCTCGAAGAACGAGCGGCTGGCCGAGGCCGACATCACTATCCGGCGCATTGCCGACGGCTACTACGGCGGGGCCGTGGTCACGCTGCCCAGCGGGGCACGTAGCGCCAAGGTGCCCGGCAAGCTCGGCTACCGGGTAGCTACCGACGCGGCCGGCGACCAGGGCTACCGCGTCGCGGCCATCTAATCTAACCAGAACCCCGGCCCGCGACGGCCGGGGTTCTTTTTTGGCCAGGCCGGGCACCATACATAAGGAAAGAAGACGCCGTGCCCACGCATGCCCGTAAACGTTAACCAACTGCGGATAAAAGACCTGCCGGCGCTTACCCAGCAAGCCGACCTGCTCGATAAGAATTTCGAGGTCGAGAACCCGGCCGGCAGCGGGACCGACAAGAACTACCGGGTCAGCTTCCCTACCGTGGTGCAAGCCGTATCCAACAACCTGCCTGGCGCCAACGCACTTAAGAGCCTCATCAAGAGCGTTAAGTGCTACGACACGACCGACCCCCAGTACTACCCCGGCAACTCGACGCTGACCGCGCTGGACCCGGCTACGCTTTGCGGCGGCACCCTCTGCTACGTGGAGTTCCCCAAGCCCTCGCGCATGTACCGGCTGCATATCGACGCGAGTGGCCCCATCGGCCCCGTGAGTATCGACGGCGATTTCAACGGCAACACCGGCCTCGCCAAATGGGAGGAAGTTGGCTCCATCGGCGACCTGACCAGCGCCATCGCCGACTTCAACCCGTTCGCTGCCAGCTACGCGGTGGACGACACCGTCAAGTACATTATCAACGGCCGCCTGCGCCTTTTCTCGGCCCGCGTGGCACTGGTGAAGAGCACCTTCAGCACCAACCGCATCCCCGCGCCCACTGGCCTGGGCACCGACCCTAATTGGGCCGAAGTGAACCCCTACCTGGAGAGCGTACCCAACAACTCGCGGCTGGGCCAGCTGGCCTGCCGCTTCTATACCAACGCCGAGCGCGCCGCCGACCCCTACCCCATCGGAGACACGGTGGAAGACCTGACTGCCCGCGAGAACGCGGGGGCGGATATTCTCTACGCCAACCGCGCCGTGACCGTGGAGCTGGGGCCACACGCCGGCACCTACCGCGTGGTGTATGAGCCCACCAACCCCAAGTTTCACGCCTACGTGGATGGCTCGTTCACCAGCGGCAAGAACCCCTGCAAGTGGGAGTTGATACCAGCTGGCGGTAGTGGTGGCATCAGCCTACCCACCGTGGACTTACTCAACCTCACCACCGCGCAGATGGATGAGGTCATGGCGCTTGCCTACACCAACGGTGACGCGCCCTTGTCCGCTACGCCCGCCTGGAGCAAACCTGGTATGTGGTTCGATGCCCTCAATAACGCGGGCGTGAGCTGGCACTACTACTGCGGCCGGGGCAACTACACCCCCGGCACCACCGGCTCGGGCATTGGACCGCGCTGGTCTCAAATCAAGAAGTAATGCTTTAATGGCTACTCCTTTTGTCGGCATCTATGCCAGCAGCTACTCAGCCTACACCACGGGCACCACCACTACCCCGCCCGCACCAGCATCCCCCGTTATTACGAGCTTCTCGCCAATGAGCGGGGTGCAGGGCAGCACCATGCGCATTACCGGCAATGGCTTCACCGGGGCTACGCTGGTGAGCATCAACAGTGCCACCGTCGCCAGCTTCACGGTGGACAGCGCCACGCAAATCACGGCCGTGCTGAGCAACAGCCAGGCTACAGGCAAGGTGCGGGTTACGACGCCTGCCGGTACGGCGGTGAGTACGGCCGACTTCACGGTAACGACTACCACCACTACGCCGCCAGCTACCAGCCTCGGCAAAGCCTTTGTTTACACCAACGGCGACAGCATTATGGATGGCGATACGCTCGCCAACCGTGGCGCGGAGCGGTGGATTCAGCAGCTCATCCCTAATGTCAGTGCCAGTGATTTTGGCGGGTTTGCCTCCATCGCCGTCAGCGGCCAGAGCACGCAGGACATGCTGAATCGTATCCCCACCGTGGAACTGCCGATGCTTAACGCGTTAGACCCTAACGTTTACAAGCAAATAATCTGCGTGTTTGACGGGGGCGAAAACGACATGATGTACGGGGTCACGGCCGCGCAGGTGCGCGCCAACCGGACTGCCTACATGAGCCAGGTCAAGGCCGGCCTTACTAATGGGCTGCCCATCAAATTCATTGAGGTCAGCATGTTGCCAAACGGCAAGGTGTACGGTAACACTTCTTTAACCGACTACGAAACGGTTCGCCAAGACTTCAACCACGACACGGCTACCAATTTCCAGGGCTACGGCGCGTATGGGTACGTGAATTTCAACGCCGACTCGCGCCTGAACAACGTGTTGGATGCGAGCTTCTTTGCGGCCGACATGCAGCATCCCAGCTATGCTGGCCACACGGCCATGATGCAGGAGATTAAGCCCTACGTGGTCGCCGCGCAGGCCGGGCAGTTCCTGGCCCCACGCGCTGACCTGGGCGCGATTGGCAGCGGCAGCGGCACGGGCAGCGCGCCAAGTAACCTGCCGGCCGCCCAAGTAGCCGTGCCGGTGCGCCAGCAAAACGTCAGCGTGTCGAATGGCAACGTCACCTCGCTCGTAGCGGCTGGCGGCGGGGCAGGCACAGGTTACAACGCGGGGGCCACGAACCGCTACGGCATTGGCTACCAACCCAACACCCAGGTGCTGGGCTTCGTGGCGTTTGTGCTCAACCACGCGGACGGGGAATGGGTCGGCGGCTTCAATACCAGCGGGCAGAACGCGGGGTCGGACTACCTGGAAATCAGCTACGCGTTTCACCTCTCGGCCGCTAACGGGCAAGGCATACGGCCCTTCGGACGAGGAACCAGCGCGGCGGCGGGGAATAACATCGGCTTTGTCAACTTTATCGATGGCGACGTAGCAATGATTGTGCGCGAGGCCACCCGCGTCGTGTGGTACATAGCCAACAAGCAGGTTTTTGCCACGCCGAACACGGACACGGGCGATTGGCTGCTTGATTTCTCGCTGAAAGGCCAGGGTTCCACCATTCGGAACATCACGTATGGCGCCGTGAATCTGGTGGATTTCGGGGCAGACCCGGCTGTTACGGCCGTGTATGACCGCACGTTTGCCGCGCTTACGCCGGGCCAGCTCGCTGATGGCTGGGTAATTAACGGTGCTAGCAGCGCGCAGGTATTCAACGACGGGCTGCACTTATATGCCCGCTACGATGCTGAGGCTGTAGGCATTAGCCGCCCATACATCTACCAGGACGGAGAATACGTCCTGAAAGTGGATGGAAGCGCTCCCAAAGTCATGATGCACTTCCACCAGGTAGGCAACAAGTTTCTCGGGTTCTGGTGTCAGGGCAACGGCTACTCCCATAACGCCGGCATTCTGCAAGGCAGCAATGTGAGCGTGTTCGGCGGCGTGGATGGCACGCTCGACGCCAGCGGCATCGGCGGCACCCACTACATGAGTATGCGCATGCTGGGCACCCTCCTCGAACTGCGGCTCTGGCCCGACGGGGGCACGCGGCCCGCGGCAGCCATGTACAGCGTTACTATTACGGATGCCGACCTAGTCGGGCCGGGCTTTGCGGCCTTGAGTACGCTCGACAGCCCCACGCTGGTGCTAGAGGCTCACTTAACAGATACTGTATAATGGCCTGCCCCAGCGCTACCATTCAGGTGGCTATTCTAGCCGACCGCGCCGCCTCGAATGGGGCGGCGCTTACCGGTCCAATGCTGGTCGGCAGCATTTCGTCAACACGCCCAACGACGTGGCACACACGGCTAAGGCATAAACCAGCTTCCTATTCACTACGTCGCCAGCCGCATAAATAAAAGAAAGTGCCACCCCGCCATCGTGCTCTCCCTCCTACTTGCAACCCTACCCGCTGCCAAAGCGCTGGCAGAGAACCCGACTGAATTGCACGTAGTGGGCAACCAGCTATGGCTGTGGATGGTAGCATCAGCAGGTGCAATCATTGCAGGGCTACGCTGGTACTTCGACTCGCGAAAGGAGGACGCCAAGAGCTTATCCGACCGAATCAAGAAGCTTGAAAGTGAGAGCATGAACCACACGATTCAGCATACACAGCACCAGCAGGAGCGTGAGAAGCTAGCCGACAAGGTCTATGGCCAACTGGGGCATCTGGAAAAGAAGGTCAGCGAAACAGACCAAATTTTGACCAAGGTTGTAGGCCTAGAATCGGACATCAAGCACCAAAACCAGCGCTTCGCTGAAATGAAGCTGGAAATCAATAACAGCATCAATAAGCTGGAAGCCTCGATGGAGCGCCACAACGAGCGCATCATCGAGCTGCTCAAAAACCCGCCGCGCAACTAAACTTGAGGCTGTTCACCGATCCCTTCACCATCTTCCGCGATATAACAACCAACCCGCAGACTGGGCATTACGTGGCGCTCGACGTGTTCAAGGCCATCTCGTTCGTGCTGGGGTGCTTGCTGCTCATCGACGCGCAGCTACATGGCCGCAACGTGGAGCCGGCGCTCATCTCGTTGTTTTTGAGCTACGGCCTGCAAAACTCGAAGATGGTTTCCAAGTATTTCGACCGCAAAACGGCCGACGGCAACGGGCAGCCACTGGTGCAGAGCGGCACCCAAGAAGCCCCAGTTGACCCCGTAGTGGTCACTCCTACTATTATGCCCAAAGCCGACGACCAAGAAGCTGCCGCCGCTGAGGCCATTTAGTCGCAGAATGCAGCATAGATGTCGGCATAAAACTATATTACAGCTTAAGCAAGTGTTGAATAACCAAAATATGAAAGGCCACTCGATTGAGTGGCCTTTTTGTATTCAGGCTTTTTGATGAGGCTTGTATCTAGCTATCGCTTCTTCCAGGCTCAGGCCTAGCCGTACTCGCCGCCGCACACTCACCACAAAACTGGCAGTGATGCGCTCGACAGGTACTAATTTCTCTAACGCATCCATGAATGGCTTGCCCTCTACACGGATTGTCCGACTGGTATTTCGCAACTGCTGCGCTGGAGTAGCCCACGCGCAATTATCGGGGGTGTAGTCGCCGTCGTTGTCTTTTCTTTCGAGCCACAGCCCGCGCTCGTAGCCGTTAGCAAGAGCCCACTGCAAGAAGGACTCGCTACCGTCCTGCCACTCCTCGGCAATCTTGATGCCTCGGGCACCGTAGTGCTTATAGGTGTTGCAGCCCGGGCTTGTGGTGCATTGCTTCATGCGAGCGTAGATGGCCTGCAAGTGCCAACGCACGTCGCCGTGTTGGCGGTGGATGGCCGGGTTCTTTTGGGTGTTCAAAGAGGTACATGACGATTTTTCTTACATTATATGTATTCGATATAACCCTCAAAAAATCAGCCATTCACACCATCACTACTACTATTATAAGGCTTTGCGCAAAACTTCGACCACGGCAAAAATTCCGGCATAATCTTCGGCAAGAACTTAACCCAAAGCCCCATGTCGAAGCGCGAACGCAAATTCCACGAACTGATGCAAGCCTCTTTACTTAATCTCCACCTCAAGGGTGAAATCAGCGAGTACTCGCTTAAGGTGGCCCGCGATTCCGTCAGCTACACCTACAATAGCAAAAAGGAAGAGACCCGTTAGGGTCTCTTTTTCGTTACTGAACATTCTTAAACAGTAAAGAGCCACCCAGTCTGGGTGGCTCTTTCTACTAACGCAATTGGGTCACTCGGTACGTAGTGAAACTGCCATTTGACGTAGTAATCGTCGATTTGCCGAGTTGCACCTTGGGGCACTTGAGGTGACGCTGTAGAAGGTAGCTTAGGGTGCCGCTGATGATGCCCGCGACCAAACCGATTGTGGTAGTAATAAGCATGGGTGTTACTCGTCCTTTTGGGTCACACCCTGGCCAAACAGGCGCTCATTATCGTCGGCTGCATCAGGCAAAACCGTAGTGCGCAGACGGTAGCTATCGACTTGCATCACCGAGCGTAGACTTGGGCCATCCGCTCGTAACTCAACCGGTTGAAAATTGACATCAATTTTGAGCTTATCCGTCTCATCGAAGTTGCCGTGGGCCGCCATGCTCACCAGATGCTCCAAGTAGCTTTTGATGGTGTAGTCTTTGTTGTTGACCAGCTTCTCCAAAGCGATGAGCTGTAATATCTGGGCGCGGGTCTCTGGACTCGCTTTTAGGTTCACATTCTCCATGCCTTATATAGTATCCCGAGCGTCCTCAGTATGCCCGGGATACCTACCGCATAGCTGCTATTCAAAGCATTTTTCGTGTTAACAAAAGGATAATATGGCACTCTGCATATTATCACTATTCCTGACAAAAGCCTTGTTTTACCACCAAAAACACTTGCACAAAATTACGTGATATTTGTAGCGTTAAGCTGCCAGAACGCTATTTAACGCTACAAAGATAATCGCTTGATGCAAATTTTATGATTGTACTTTGCAGCACCGCTAATAACCTAACCAACCAACTTAAGCGGTAAAGCACTATGAGTACCAAACCCAAAATGACCCCAGCGCTAGCATTCATCGGCAGCGCACTCACCCCCGAAGCACAGCAGGAGCTGGCAGCCCAACTTAAGGCGATGAACCCCACCTACACTGGCGCGTTCGCCCCCCAGTTCATGAAGCTGTTCGTTGCCCCCGGCAATTGGGAACTGTGCGCACTTAACGAGCGCCTGACCGGCCTAAGCAAAGAGCAGTCTCTAGACAACTACGTGTATTGGGGCGTCGAATACGCCGACTTGGCTACTTTGGGCCAATTAGCACAGGGCTTCATTGTCAACGAGAATATTGCCTCTGAGGGTCATGAAAATGACCTGGAGCATGTCGAATACGGTAAGGCTAACCTAGTGCTGGGCCTTGCCTTGGAAAAAGCGCTTGAGGTAAATCCCGCCCTACGCGAAGTGGTGATGCGCCAAGCTATGAAGCTGGCCGATAAGGCGGGCCGCTTGCCGGGCATTGAAAAGCGCGCGAAGTCCGCAGGTAAGTTCGCGCGCAAGCTGCACGAGTTGACTGTCATGCTTGCCAAGGCACTCACCCAAAACCAGGAGGGCTAAGCAATGGAAGATACCCTGTTCGACGGCCTTGACGACATTTTCAGCTGCGATGCCAAGCCCGACCCAGAGTGGGCGAAATACCACGCAGCGCTAGAAGCCAACCGGCTGCGCCTAGTACCGGCTGATAAGCTTGGCGACTACCACTTGGGCACCGTTCCGCGCCGGGTGTGGGCGTTGCTGCACAACGGTTACACGCCATTCGGAGCAGACGATGCTACCCACGAGCATAACTACCCGCTCATGCACGGAGACAACCTCGTTGGTAGCGTGTACGTGAACGACAACTACTACGTGCCGCGGCTTGGCTACGAGCCACGGGAGGTGGTGATGCTCACGCTTGACGGGTACTCGTGGGCGTTCGCCTTCACCTACGACGAGTTCGCCACGTTCATGACGACGCTCGGCTTTCGCAACCTGGCCGACCCCAGCTTGACCGAGTGGCTGCACGAGCGGTCGCAGGTGCCAAACCCAAACGCCCTCTATCAGCCGCGCCAGTAGGCTTTATTAAGAGAGCTGCCCCCCAACCAACGGTAAGGCCAACCCACCGCGTGTGGTAGAATGCTTTCGTACTAGTGCGCCGCGTAGCCGCACTTAGAAAGGCCTTACCCTTTTTGGGCTTTCGAGTCCATCCCTCGTGCTGGCTGCCGTCGAACGCACCAGCACGACCAATGATAATACTACTGATACTGCGGGTTGCTGCTTTGGGCCTTTGAGGCCCAGCAGCCATGCCATGTCCACTAGTGACTGGTCAACGGCTCCGTAGAGGCCAGTTCACCAGTCGGCCAGTCGTCGCGGGCACAGCCCTGGCGAGGGAGGCCGGTGGTGAGCAAGGGTAACCAGGAGGGTCTATTCTAAATCACTACCTCCTTATGTCGGTACTTTTTTAGATAGGAAAAGCATGAAGCATAACGCGACGGCTGCTACACTGCTTTGCACGAAATAAGGCCAGTCGACTGAGCAAGGGAGTGATATAAACGCTATAAATAACATAGCAAAATAGCCTCTCCAGTCACTATGGCAGCAGCGAAATACACTCACAGTGTGGGTTTGACCACGGCCGCCCACGGCGCCTTGCAGCAGCAGCACCTGCGCCTGCAAGCCCAACTCGGACAAAAGCTGACGCTGGCCGACGTGGTGCTCCATCTCATCGCTAACCAAAAATAAAGGCTCCGGCGCGCCGGCTCATCAGCGGCGCGAAGATGGGCAGGATGGCCGTCCTGCCCATCGCCTTCCGGCAAAAAATCACTGATGACCTGATGAGTAATGAAACGAATATTCAACATCCCGGTGACGCTGGTAGGGCTGCGCGAAGCTCTCGCGACCCTAGACAGTGCTGCGGTGCTGACGAAGTGGATGCACTGGGATAAAGTCTGCTGGCTGCTCGATAAGCTCGGCAACACGCAGTACTGGGATAAGCGCACCGACGCCGACGCCTACATACCGCTGCAAATGAACCGCCTCCGCGAAATCTGCGGCAAACGCTACGCCGACCTGATGGTGCAAACCCTTTTGGAGAACGACATCATCGAGAGCAATAATCACTACCGCGTCGGCAACTACAGCAAGGGCTATCGCCTCACCGAAGAGCACCGCCGGGCGCGCAAGGTGTGCGTGTTCAACCAAGATAGCAAGTTCCTCTCGAAGCTGGAAGCGGCCGACCGGGCCAGCGATGGCGAGCGCTACCTCAAAGCGACATTGCGCGAAGATCTGGGCATTCGGTACCAAGACCTGCTCAGGGATACGTTACCCTTCCTCAATCCAGAAGCTTACGCTCCTTATGTCGGTACAAATTACACACTCAGCGATGAGTGTGATTTAGCGGTTTGGTCACAGCACCTGGCGGCCATACAAGTAGAGTTAGCTAAGCTACCGACTAGCCCGAAGAAAAACAACCCGCGTGCCCGGGCCGAGGCGTTGGTGCTGGCGGCGGGCCGCATTTATACCGGGCAGTTTTTCGCGCATCGCGACAAGAAGGGTGGCCGGCTACACACTAATGTCACGAACCTAACCAGCGGGGCGCGCAAGTACCTAACGCTGGCGGGCGAAACGGAACTGCTGAACACCGACATTCCGGCCTCGCAACTGGTGTTTGCCTGCGTACCCCTGCTACAGCACTACGCTGGTAGCATACCGCCCGACGTGCAACGCTGGGTAGACCTATGCACCGCGAAGGATGCCTACGAGCAACTGCACCTCGAAATGTACCGACTTCATTTTGATGAGTGCTCGGCCTACTACCACCAGCTTGAAGACCCCGAGGAAGCACGCAAGCGCTACCGCAAGGACTTTAAGAGCAAGTTTTTCGCGGCCATCTACTACTCGGAACTGAAGTTTAACGTCGGGCACTTGGCAACACCCGAGAGCCAATTCATGTGGGCAAAATATCCCAGCGTCATGCAGTGGATAGTGGCGCAAAAACAGGACGATTACGCTGCTTTTGCTTGCAACATGCAGCGGGCAGAATCGGACTTCGTGGTAGACATATTCGGCTACCAAGCCATGCGCTGGCTGCTGCCGGTAGTGACGATTCACGATAGCGCATTGGTACCTGCCTCATGCGGCCGGAATGTGCTAGACTACTTCCGAACTTGGCTTAAGGATGCGCTGAGCCGGGCAGATGCCAAGGTAAATATGAGCGCGGAGTGCTACTCGGCTGCCGCCCAAGAAATTCTCGAGCAATCTTATCAGCTCTTTTAATCATGCACATCGAGACGACCAATATGACCAAAGCCGGCGTTGCTTATGCTACTACGGAAGCCTACTTTGTTTTCAGTTACAACCTCTTCAACGACACCTGGCTTAGCGCGATGCAAACACCCCGGCAACTGGGTATTTTCATGCGGCGGCACCAGCTACGCGATTTAGAAGAAATCGACTTCACGCACGTACTAAAAATGGAAGGCCGCACTATCGAAAGCGAATAGAACTAACGCCTTATACCTCCTCAAACAAAGAAGGCCCGACCTGAAATAGGTCGGGCCTTCTTGTTGGCGTACCTACACCCAGCTTTACCCTTAGTCGATGTCAGTTGATTTATGGCCTTGTACACTATTATACTGCTTGGTAGCAGCCAAGTCCTGACATAGGCCATAATCCGCAGCAAGTCCGTCTCAGTTATCTGGCTAACGAGACCTTGGTGCTTGAGTTCATAGCAAAGTTTATCAATGCGGGCGGTGGATTTATCACACTTGACCGGCTCACGGCGGGCTTCTGCATTGACTATGAGCGCATTATTGTAACCAAGCGGGCTAACCGTGATACTAATATGGCTGGCTTCATGCGCCTTTTTGCAAACTGGATATACGCAAAAAAAGCTTAGTGCTCATGTCATTAACACCCTAGTTAATATAAAAAATGGTCGGGCGGCCTCATTTTCAGGCTATGTGGATAGATTCTAAATTTTTCCTTTGGTAGTCTCAAACAAGGGAACTAGTTTGCCACCGCATTCGAGCAAGGGGAAAGCCCCCTCTCCCCTGAACGAGGGGCGAACACTTGTAATGAGTGCAAAAAAAGAGGGGGGCCAGCATCCGTTTGAACGCTGGCTCCCCCTTCTTAATCTGGTGGTCAACCTGGTCCGTATCATCCACGACTGGTCCAAGTAGCTCACCCATTGTTCCACAAGAGGCCTCACCTTGCCGGGTGGGGCTTTCTTGTTTAGAAGCGAGCGAAAGGTAGGAAGGCGGCTACCAAAGTCAACGCAACTTGTTAGCATAATCAAATTTTATCTTAGAATAGTATCTTTTACACTCTTTCTAAGATAAAATAGGACGGTTCCAATGCAGTGCTGGACTTGTTTGCCGCCAGCGAAGGCATCTTCAGTAAGTAGAGGGTAATCTGCGGCGAGGCAGCTCCGCATCGGTGCGCGAGCCCGAATGAGGCCGGGCGGGCTAGTTGGCCGACTGCGCCGCGAATTTTGAAATAAGTTTTGCACCACCTAGCGCACGAGTTGGTGCATAGAAAAAGCCCTCATCATGTACTGACAAGGACTTCTCTATTACTATTTGCCTGAGTTACGCTACGGCTAGCAACTTGTCAACTAGTTGGTAGGTAAGCAGCGGCCGGTTACTATAAATGGCCAAGGCAACAAGGCCGCCAAACATCTCGGCGCAGAATACATCCATCACCCGGCCGTTGACCAGCATGGGCAGTAGGCATAGCGGCCCGCGCAGCCGACGAGCTGGCACATTAATGTGCAGAAAGCGCGCGTCGGCTTGCTCAAGGCGGAGCAGTACCCGATTGGCGATGGGGTCAGCGGCTAGGCTAGTCTCGGCGTGCAGGGAGTGTCCTACCACGCTATAGCTTTTGCCCACCTTGGGCAGCTCGGGATTTTGGCCGGCAAAAATCGCGGCCACGAAGTCGTCAAAGAACTGGGTCTTGTGAATCATTGAGCAAGACGTAGCTAAGGCCAGCGCTATCTTGCGTGGCCTTCGCTTTTTGATAGGAGTTGAGGGTGATTGAATCGGGCCACGGCGGTTGCAGCCACCGTGGCCTTTTCTATTCAGTTCAGGCTTCGGCCTCGTTTTCAGTCTCAGACTGGGCAAGCTTTGCTTGCAATGCTTCAAGCTGCTTCAAATCCTTGGCTCGTTGCTTACCACTTGCCTCAGCCACCAGCTTCTTCAGGAACGCGGCCATGTTCTCATCAGTGGCCAAGCAATCGAGCGCAGCAGCGATGATGGTCTGATTGCTCACATTCAGCTTCCTCGTCTCTTTAATGTTTGCTTTAAAAGTATTCAGGCGCTCTAGGTCAGCCTTGTCGATGGCCGTTTGGCTGTACCCACGCTCACGCTTCTTAATCTCTTCAACGGTGGCAACCTCCATTGCTCCGTCGGTGGTGGCCTCGCTGGTGTTCTCTACAACCTGCTCGGTAGTGGGTTCGGCAGCGGCTACTTCGACGGCGGCTGCGGGCTGGTTTTTCTTGGCTTTGGTAGCCATATTGGTTGGTGTCAGAGGGGTTGGTTTTTGTTATTCTGACATGTCGAAGTAAGCGCGCAGGTGGTACAGTTGGCACTCTTTCAACTAAAAAAAGTGCAATTATTTTCAATAAAAAATCCTAGCTGATTAGGACTCCTGTGTGGGCTTCTAATCAGCTAGGAAGGCATTTATCAAGCAAGCAGGCTCGGACGCGACACGCGCAGAATTTGGCTAGTCCATTCGCAAATCAGCTTCTAAACGGGCAGTAATCGTATGAATTTACTTCAACTATAATAACTCTTGTGTTCTCTTCACCACTATTTTCAATAGCTCATTAAGGCACAACTCCATCTTATCTAAAAGGTATCTGGTGTATTCCGGCCCTGTAAGCACCACCCTGAACGACTCGCCCTCTTCCCACTGTGCAAATCCCTGAGGATTACCTATGCTTTCAGCTAATTTGCCATTCTTTGTCAAACCATCCTGGTGAGCAATCACATTTCTTACCTCCTTATTCTTGTTAATAGGAGTAAAGTATTGCTCAATGGTAGACAAGTCCGCCTCAAGGACTTTCGTTAGGTAATTATGGTAACGCATCAAGTCGGTACCACCGCTTAAGTCTTTTACTTTTATTTTATAGTTATGCTTCTTTTCGATAGCCTCACATATTGCCTTAAGCCTACCTTCAAAAAAGGAATAAATTGATAAGCAATGGCCATATCGCTGTTGCTGCTGCAACTCATTGAGCATCATCTCATCACTTGTATTATAAAGAATAGCGATACCAGTGCCTTCGCCATAATAATCCTCCACCTGAATTTCTAATGCTTTATGAGTCTCTAGTAACGAGCTTTCTAGGTTTGCACTTAGTTGCCTTAGGGCTTCTGCACCAAAATGAATTGTATGCTCAAAAACATCTAAGTGATCGATTCTGGGGTCGTGCGGTCTAACTGTGACGGGCATATACAAAAAGCTGATTTAAGGTGATATTACAAGATAGCAGTTACAAGCCATTTGCGAATCAGCCCCCAAAGGCCTTGCCCATCTCACTCACGGCATTGCGCTGCGTATCAGCGTACTCAAGTAGCTGCTCTAGGTTAGCGTGGCCAACCCAACCTCGTAGCACCGCTATCGAAACGCCTGATTCCAGTGACACATTGATGAACGTGCGCCGAGCAGTATGCGAACTGACCAGCTTCCACTTCTGCACCACCTCCGACCGTCGCTCGGCACCTGACCACCGCACCCGCTCGACCGGCTGGCACATCGACGGCAGCAGTTGGAGCAAGGTCTTGAGGTGCTCGTTGTACTTCTGAATGGACACCTTGCGAATGCGCCGGTTGTACTTCTCCAGAATTGCCGCCGATAATGGATTAAGCGGAATCATCACCCCCTCCCCTGTTTTCTGGGTTTCGATGTGAATCTGGTTGTCGCGAACGTGCGACGGGCCAAGGCGAACCAAGTCGGAGTAGCGCAGGCCGGTTGAGCAGCCCAGCACGAATAAGTCGCGCACGTACCCCACGCCGGGCATGCCCTCTACCTCCATTGCCCAGAGCGCGTGTAGCTCCTGCTTTGAGAGCGCTATCACCGTGCGGGCGGTCACCTTCTTTTTCTCGGAGAGAATGAACCGCTTGTACTTGGTGTGTGGCATCACCTCGTCGTCGGCGAGTTGGTTCAGCACTCGTTTTAGGCTCTTGATGGCCTTGCAAACCGAAGCATTGAGGTACTTCTTCTGCCCGACCAAAAACCCTTGGAACTGCGTGAGCAAGCCCTTGTCGAAATCCACCAGCAGCAACACCCGCTTCTCGTGAGCCTGAAACGCTTCAATGTTGGCGTACAGCCCATAGAAGGTTTTCATCGTGTTATAGGCAAATACGCCGCCAGTGGGCGGAATCTTGGCCGTACGGTCTTCATTGCGCAGCTTCTTACTACGCGCCCTGATTTGCGCGTAGCTGTACCCACCATTCTTACTTTGAATGAATCGGTCGAGATGATACAGGAAAGAAAATTCAATCGGTGGGGGTAAAACCTTAGATGCGGCGCTTGGCTCAGGAGCTATTTCTGCCAATGCCGCCTGTTGCTTCTGCACTTTGTAGGCTTCCCGCACCAATGCCACAGTTGGGTCGATTCCTTGCTTGGTAAGCCCGTCGGCAATATTCTGTAGCTCAAACGAGATGCGAGCAATGGCAGCGTTAATCGTAGCCGCTTCTGGGCTGGCTGCCTTGGCTTGCCCTGTACCGTCGTTCCAGAGGTTCGGTTCTAGCGAGCACCCGGTTGTCACGCCGAACCACTCCCGGCGGTGGCTGTACTTCACCCCCACTGGCTGGGTGGTTTTCTTCACGTTGGCGATGCGTAAATACGCACTGGTAGTTGCCATAATTTTTTGTTGCTAAGCGAGTTAAATAAGTTACTCGCGAGTATAGCCAACAGAACCTTCCCGTGAAATAGGCATGACAAATCGTCTCTATATCAAGCTCTTTTGAGTGCGGTACAGTCTTTTCAAGTCTGTACCGTCAGCGCTACTTCAGATTTTTATTCTTCTCGAGCTTATTAAAAATTTTGCGCGAAAACTTGCATTTAAGCGAAGAATTCGTACTTTTGCAGCACCAACGACGAAAAAACGGTCCGTTCGTCTAGGGGTTAGGACAGTAGATTTTCATTCTACCAACAGGGGTTCGATTCCCCTACGGACTACAAAACGCTGTTTTTCAGCAACTCATACTAAAAAGCCGCTTCGTCTCGAAGCGGCTTTTTTCGTTTTGATGCTCATGCATTGCATTAGCGCTACTTGGCAGGCATGGGCAAGGATATACTTTTACGGACCAGCGGCAAATTACCCCAAAACATTTCGTAGGGGTATCGATGACAGGTGAGAATTCCTATGGCTCGCCTTCGCCCAATCATCTTCCAACCGTATCCTTAATCCAGCCAAAGCTTATTTAGCGGCGCCCGATTAATTACGCAACTCGCTATACTCCGAACCAGCTGCTTTCGCTGGACCGCCCCGCTTCTTCCATGTCCGCCAACACCATCTTACTAATCGACGACGAGGAAATGCTGCGCCTGGCCGTGGCGCGCACCCTGGAGCTCGAAGGCTACCCCGTGCTGCAAGCGCCTACCGCCTACGCGGGCCTGCAACTCCTCGCCGACCACGCCGCCGACATCAGCGTTATTCTCTCCGATGTGAAGCTGCCCGACGGGCGCGGCCTCGACCTGCTGCCCCGCTACCGCGCCCTGGCCCCGCTGGCCGAAGTGGTATTAATGACCGCCTACGGTACCATCGCCGACGGCGTGCGCGCCATGCGGGAAGGTGCCTTCGACTACCTCGCCAAGGGCGACGCCGACGACCGCCTGGTGGTGATAGTGGAGCGCGCCGCCGAAAAGGCCCGCCTGCGCCGCCGCGTGGCCGACCTCGAAAAGAAGGTGGGCGGCCAGTACAGCTTTGCCGAAATGATAGGCCACGCGCCCGCCCTGGAGCAAGTGAAGCGCACCGCCCAGCAAGTGGCCCTCACCGAGGCCACGGTGCTGCTCGAAGGCCCCACCGGGGCCGGCAAAGAGCTATTTGCCCAGGCTATTCACTACGCCAGCCCGCGCCAGCAAAAGCCCTTCGTGGCCGTC